GGTTCGTTCTCATCAAGCGCACGGACAGCACAGGCGACTGGTGGGTGTGGGACACGGCGCGTGGCATTGTGTCGGCCAGCGACCCGGCGCTGCGCCTTAACAGCACCGCTGCCGAAACAACCGGCATTGACAGCGTTGATCCTGATAGCACCGGCTTCATCGTCAACCAAGACAGCACAACGAACATCAACATCAACGGTGCTACCTATATTTTCTTGTCCATTGCGTAGGGACTGACATCATGCCCGAATACCGTATCAAAGAAACCGGCGAAATTATCACCGACCTAAAGGGCGCGTTCCCAAACGCCAGCTTGCCTGCTGTGCTGACGCCGGCAGACTTGGAGTTTCTGGGTGTTGATCCGGTGCTGGAAGGGCCGCAGCCTGCGACGACAACCGTGTATCAATTTAGCTTCCGCGACGGCATTGAAGAGATCAACGGCAAGTGGTTCACCAAATATGCCATCGGCCCGGTGTTTGCTGATTACATCGACGATGAAGGTGTGACGCACACAGCGGCAGAGCAGGAAGCCGCTTACAAAGCGCAGAAGGATCACGCGCAGTGGGAGGCCATCCGCACCGACCGCAACAAGCGCCTGGCTGATACCGACTGGACGCAGCTAGACGACACGCCAATTGCCAACACGGACAAAAGCCAATGGGCTTTGTATCGGCAGGCTTTGCGTGATATTACTACGCAAGCTGATCCATTTCACATTGAGTGGCCGGCGCTTCCGGTTTAAGGAACCGTCATGTTTCTTGGCGCATATCCGCTAGGCGGCCAACCGGACGGCGGGTTTGCGTTTGTCCAACCGCCTGACACAAATTTTGTTGCTGACAGCGGCACGATCGGGCTTGTCGGGCAGCAAGCCACGTTATCGGCTAATGCGGCTATCACGGCGGATGCGGGAACGCTTGGCCTAGTGGGTGGCGCTGCAACGATCGGCGCGGTTGCTGACGTTGTGGCCAACGCTGGCACGTTTGGCTTGCTAGGTAGCACAACGTCATTCACGGCAAACGCCACTGTTACTGCTGATGCTGGCACGCTTGGCCTTGTTGGCAGCATTGCAACCCTTGGAGCCGCTGCCTTTATTACCGCAAATGCCGGCACATTGGGGCTGGTTGGTGAGGCGGCAAGCTTTACCGGCGTTGCAACTCTGTCACCGAATGCCGGCACCCTTGGCTTGTCAGGCCAGACAGCCACTGTTAGCGCGAATGCCGCCATTGCACCGGATGCTGGCACATTGGGGCTGGTTGGCCAACAGGCCACGCTAGGCATAACAATCCTGTTTAGTGCGGATAATAGCACGATCGGTTTGGTTGGTGGTCAAGCTACACTTGGCGCAAATGCCACTATTGCACCTAACAATGGCACGTTTGGCCTGGCGGGCTTGCAAGCTACACTAAGTGCCAATGCGGGCGTGTTGGCTGATGCCGGTGTGATCGGCCTAGTGGGCCAGCAAGCCACGCTTGGCGTGACGGTTATTGTGGTTGCCAACGATGGACAGTTGGGTTTGGTTGGCAGTAATGTTAATATATTGACAGATGGCTTGACCAATGCAGCACGGCGCATTGTGAAGCTGGCCGGCAACCGGCGCGAGGTAGCTATATGAGTGACGCACCGCTATACGTTGGCAGCCATGATCCGGCTGACGTTGCTGATTATCTGATCAAGTTTGATGATCTGCTAGAAACGGCAGAGGTTGTTACGCTGCAATCTGTTTCGATTGACGCGGCATCCACGGCTGTTGGCTTGGCCATTGGCTCTGGTGCTTATGCGCCCATTGCCGCTGTGAAGAACGTCAAGTTTTGGCTGACATGCAATCAGCCTAGCAATACCGCGTTTGTTGCTGGCGTCTTGGCGGTTGTCACCGCAACCGTTACGACAAGCGCCACACCAGCCCGCACGTTCCAGCGATCGGTTCTGGTGCGCGTGCAGCAGTCTGATACGCTGCCGGCACCTGTCACCATTACAGAGGCAAAAGCGCATCTTCGCATTGTTGATGATGCAGAAGATGATTTTGTCATTGCTCTAATTCGCGCGGCGCAAGACAAGGTAGAAGGTGACACTGGGCTGGTCTTGCGGGCGCGAAACGTGGCCATTGCCTTTGATAATTGGAACGGTCACAGCCTGCCGCTGTGGCGTGGGCCAGCAAACAGCGTTACGTCAATTGTGTATGATGATCCAAACGGCGCGCAGCAAACTTTAGCGGCCAATCAGTATCGGCTGCGGGACTATTGGGGCGCAAAGGTAATTGTGCCTGCCAATGGTGTATCATGGCCAGAGCTTGAAAATGTAAGCGGTTGCGTGCGCGTCATCTATAACGCTGGATATGCCAACAATTACGCTGTGCCGTCTAGCTTGCGGCAAGCGGCGCTATTGTTGATTGGCCACTGGTATGAAAACCGTGAGGCGGTGAATAGTGACCGATCGCCAGTGACGGTGCCAATGGCCTATGACAGCTTGATCACGCATTATCGCGTTAAGCGGGTGTCCTAATGCGCATTGGCAAAATGCGTCATCTGGTGCGGATTGAGGCACCGAACAACATCAGCGATGGCGCTGGTGGTGAGGTGACAGCTTGGGCCAGCCTAGCAACGGTTTGGGCTGAATTGCTGCCACAAGGCGGCACAAAAATTGATGAGGCTGATCTTATTTCGATTGGCCAACAGCGTTACAAATTGCACATGCGTTATCGCCGTGACGTAACGCCAGACTGCCGACTAATGTGGATTGATAGCACCCAACAAACGCCGCTGCGGATTGACAGCGTGGCAGACATTGACGGGCGCAGGACGCATTTAGTCATTCAGGCCACGGCTGGTGTGCCAACGTAATGGCACGCGGCAAAAGCCAGTTTGCAACACGCGACCGCGTTCGCATTCGGCGCATCTTGTCCAACATCGGGCCGGAAACCGAAAAGGAAATTGTAAGCGCGTATCAGCGACATGCGCCTGCCATCCTGGCCTATGCGCGCAGTGAAACGCCATCACGTTCAGGCAAGCTGAGGGCGGCGCTGGCGTTTAAGGTATTTCCCAAAACCTTGCGCTTGCGCGTAGGGCTTTTGACTAAAGCAGTGCAACGCCGCGTTTGGTATGCGCGCATTTTGGAATATGGCCGCAAGTCAAAGGTTGTCACCGTCAAGCGGCGCAAGCCAGTGTCAGGCGGCGTAGCCGTGTATTTAATGAAAATTCGTGCTATACCAGCCGGGCGATATGATTTTGTTAGGGGCCGAACCCAACATTTTATGGAGCGGACACTAGGCGAAAACCTTCGCAAAGTTTTGGGCAGTGCGGTTAAACGACTGTCTGTCGGGGGCTGATAATGGCGAACGATCCAACGGGGCCGATCGCGTTGGCGGTGTTGAACGCACTGGCATCGCCGGCCATTACCTACACGGAGGGCGGCACTAGCTATAATGTGCCGGTCTATCAGCGCGTGCCTGATGAAACCGTGCCGGCAGTCATTGTTGTTGATGGCGTAGACCTAGGGCCGACCGAAACCAAAGCTGGCTTTGATCGGCGCGTTAGTATTAACATTGTGACTGTCTATCGCGGGCGATCAAAGGCTAGCGCACAGGCTATCATTGCTGCTATTTATACGCGGCTTGAAAAAGTTTCTCTTACCGTTTCCGGCTTCGCGGTGGGAGAGTGCCGGCTTCAATCGTCCGGTGTTGGTGAAGAAGCGACCGAGGCCAATTTGGTTCACGTTGGCCGCCAGACGTTTGAAGTCATAGTTTTGTAAGGAGTCCAATCAATGCCTAAACTTTCAGCTAACAACTACCGTGTCTTTATTGAAAGCGCGACAACTGGTTCGTTCAACGTGGTGGCTGGTCAAATTAGCCATACCATTGATCGCGGCGAAGTTTCGTATAGCACTGTTGACAAGGCCAGCACGGTTGAAGTCACGGAGCGCGCCATGCGCAACTACGCAATGTCGATGGAATATCGGCCTGATCTGCCCGACGCCAACGGTCACGCGCGGCTTGAAACCATTTATGCTAGCGGCGCGTCTGCTGGCGTTCAGGTGCGCAAGTCGCCTTTCGCGTCCGGTGACGTGGTGTTTGCTTGCATTATGCGCGTTGCCAGCATGGGCGCTAGCAGCCCGCTGAATGACGTTCACGCGACGACGGTTAGCCTGACGCCGACCGCAGCGCCTAGCACTGATCTTCTGGCCTAATGCTGGACAAGATCAAAGCGCCGCCAGCCGGTCACGATGTGGCTGTGCTGGCGGGCTGCGGGTGCTTTCCGCGTGAAGCATTGACCGGGCCTATGCCTCCCGGTTGGTCAGTGCTGGCGCTTATTGCTGGGCCTATGCTAGGTGATAAGCGCCAGGCTGATGTGCTAGCGCAGGCGATGGCGCTTGCCGGTGATGAATTTGTGTGGCGTAATGCGTTGCTTGAATTCTACCCCCAACCAAAGGTGACTGATGGCGAATGAACCTAACAGCCGTGGCGAGGTCACAATTGATCTTGACGCGACATATGTGATGCGACCCAGCTATGAGGCGATCGAAGAGATTGAAAGCCAAACCAATCGCGGCATTGTTGCGCTGGTCAATATGGCAGCGCAGGGCGAATTGAAGCTTGGCGATGCGGCTATCATCGTGACCGAATGCATCAAGTCTTGGGGCAAGCAACAGGTTGCAGAAGGCAACGCAACGCCAATCACGCGAAGCGCAGCAGGTGCTAACGTCAAAAAGGTTGCCAGCCTAATCCACGAAGGCGGGATCGTTAGGGCAACTGAGCGTTGCGCGATTGTGCTGATGGCTGCTGCTACTGGCGGCGTTACGTCATCGGGGGAGTGGAAGCCGGTGACGGAGACGGAGACGGTGATCCCCGACGCCGGCTGATGGGTATATGGACGGCGGTGTTTCATTTGCCTCCGTCCAACTTTTGGCAGGCCACGCCGCATGAAGTTTGGGCCGCGCTGGAAGTTCACAAGGAAATGAACAAACGGCAATGAGGTGAACAATGGCTGAAGATGTGCAAAGGCTGCTGTTGCAGATTGACGCCAGCGCCACCTTGTTGCGACAGGAAGTGGCTAAAGCCCGGACTGATATTGATGCGTTTGCTGACAAGGGCGCAACCAAATTAAAAAAGATTGACGACGGTTTTGCTGGGATGGGCAAGGCTGCTAGTATGGCCACGGTAAAAATTGCCGCGATGGCGACGGCGTTTTTGTCCGTTGGTCAAGCGGCATCTTTTATGGTGCGCGCCAATGCTGATATGCAGCGGCTGTCAGCCCAGCTTGAAGTGGCGACAGGCAGCACGTCGGCTGCCGCTACAGCAATGAAAGACTTGCAAGGGTTTGCTGCTGAAACGCCATTTACGCTTACTCAAGTGGTTGAGGGTTTTATCAAACTTAAAAACCTAGGTCTTGATCCCAGCATCGACGCTATGCGTTCTTTTGGCAACACGTCTGCCGCAATGGGCAAAGATGTGATGCAGTTCATTGAGGCTGTTGCAGATGCGGCAACTGGTGAGTTTGAGCGCCTGAAAGAGTTTGGCATCAAAGCCAGCAAGGAAGGCGACAAAGTCAAGTTTACCTTCCAAGGTGTAACAACAACCGTTCAAAACACGGCAGAGGCAATTACCGCATACTTGCGCGGGCTTGGTGATGAAAGCGGCGTGTTTGCTGGCAGCATGGCCAAGCAAATGGACACTATAGGCGGCAAACTGTCCAATCTTGAAGATGCCGCATCACGGTTTGCGACTGCACTTGGCGCATTGGGTTTTAATAATTTGTTTATGGGCCAGTTGGACAAGGCCACTAAGAGCATTGAATATCTTTCGCGTGTTGCGCAGGGTTTGGCTAACATTCGTCAAACGCAAGGCGTTGGCGCGATGATGACAACAAGCTTTGATGAAGCCGCAATGTCAGGCACGCCAACCGGAATGCGTGATCGGTTGGTGCGTCAAGCCAATCAAGCGCGGCTTGCGCGCATTGCTGCACAACGCCGGCAAGAGGGCATTTTCCCAATGTCATCACAGGCATTTGCCAATATTCAAGCGGCGGAAAGAGCAGCGCAGCGCCAGCTTGGCGAATTTGAAAGTGCAAACGCATCTGATCTTGCGCTTGGTGGTTTTGGAAACATGGTGCCAGGTTATGGTGGTGCGAGGCCATTGGCACGTTCAACTAGCACTGCTAAAAAGAAAAAAGGCAAAATTACAAAAGACTTTACACCCGCCAACATGGAGAGCGGCTTTGAACTGCGGCAACTGCTTGACGCTGGAACGCCTGCCAATATTGAATTGACTAACCAAGCGTTGCAAGGCGTGGCAAAAACCACGAGTGAGTTGCAGCAGTACAATTTCAAAATTGATTTGGTTGATCGAGAGCAGATTGAACTGGCGCAAGCTTACACTGAAACGCTTACCACTGGATTGGCGCAGGCAATTGTTTATGGCCGCAGCTTTGGTGATGTGCTTAAAGGCTTGGCCGCGCAAATCCTTAGTGCCGGTTTGCTCAACATCATATCTGGCGGCGCTTATGGCGTTGCTTTTGGTAGCAGCCTTGGCGGCTTGGGTAAAGTTTTTGGCGGCGCTCGTGCTAATGGCGGGCCTGTGTCTATGGGCAAAGCCTACCTAGTTGGTGAGCGGGGGCCAGAATTATTTGTTCCAAACTCTTCCGGTTATATCAATGCCAACAAGTCTGGCGGTGGCACTGGCGGTGAGCAGCAAGTGCGTGTAATGGTTGAGCCGTCACCGCTGTTTGTCACAACCGTTGTGCAAGGCGCAACAGCGGCGGCAGGCGAGCAAATGCGCAAGGCCGCGCGGCCACGAATGATGATGTCAGCAGGGGCTTAAGATGAGCATTGTTGATCTTCCCGCTGGCGTTGTTTTCCG